GCTTCTGATAATTTTATCTTTGTAATATCATCATCCACTTTAGGTAAAATTTTACTTAAAATTTGTTTTACTTTCTTTACTTCACCATTTATAAATTCTCTTAATGAATTTGTGTTAGATATATTATTGATATACTCTTTTAACAAGTTTCTTTGCATAGAATTTAACTTTTTATATCTACCATTGAAGTTATCTACCATTAATTGATAAGACATCAACCTTACATCTTTATCTTCATTCTTAAATTCATTAATTACTCCACTTTCTACACTTTTTGATTTAGTTTTATTACGAGTGATGTGTTCAACGATTGAAAAAGTACTCTCTACTTCTTCAGTTGGATTGAATATCTGTGTAGTTTCTACAATAAATTTCTTATAAATTGAAGCATACACTTTATAGTTAGGAATTCTTGCCCTAAAGAAATCTTCTACAACATAATTCTTCTTAATCTCTTTAATAAGATTATACTTTTCAGTACGAAGTTTCTTATTCTGTAACTTTTGTCTTGCCTTCACAACAGCATCGACTAACTTTTCTGCCTTATGAGAAGAATTGTAATTCTCTTTCAATAAAACCTGATATAATTGATTTTCTTTACCGAGTTCTGTTCCTTCGTTAAAGAATTTTTTTAGCATCTCGACAGATTTACTTTTATCATCACCATTCATTACATCTAC